GCTCGAAGAAGGCTATAAGAGCCTGACTGTAGCTGCAAAGAAATATAGTGATCACTTGGCAGTGGCTGCAGCTATAGAGGAATCAACTACTAAAGACACAATCGATAGAGCTAAGTTGCTATCTAATGCCGCCAAGAGCTGGGCAGATGAAGCTACTGCTCAGTTAGATAATATCTCGTCATCTATAACTGTAACACTGCAATATGAGTCAAATAAAGATGTGTTAGGCAAAGACCTAGCTACTATGCAGAAATGGGTTGATGACAAGCAAAAAACTATTGATAAAGGGTTAGCAGCTCCAGGTAGTTTTGCGCGTAACAACATGGATACAGCAGCTAATAATCAGTACTCTCACCTTAAAACTGCTGATGGGGCTGCGGTAGAAGACTTTGATAAGCTAAAACAGTATATGAAAGAGGCTACAAAGCTGGCAACTGCTCTAGTGTCAGAGGAGAATAAGGAATCCATATTTCAGTACATGGATTCCTTACCAAAAGAGGCTACAGCTCGTTTAGAGAGTGCACTAGTAGGGCAACCCTCTATAGGAGCGCTTCTTTTTAGTGCCCGCGAGGGAGATGGGGACATATCTGAAGAAGAGTATAGAAAAATAATTGCTTTCTTTGGTAAGGTTAATGACGAGTACGCGTTCCAAGCTAAAGCGTTTTCTGATACTACGCTGTCTATGTCTATGCTGCCATCAAAAGATGTTACTGATTATTTCAAAACTGTCTTTCCTGAAGCTATGGGCAAAGGTCAAGCTGCTGTAGTTGGTATGTCAAATACTTTAGCAGAAGCTATAACATCGATTGGTGATGTAGGAAGTGACATAGCAACTATCCCGGCTTTGAAAACCTTAGCTGAGCAGTCTGACCAGACTATGAAACGTCTTGGGTTGGTCAATAAACAGATTCTTACCCCTGAAATCCTAGCACGCATAAAAGCTAATACTATAACCGCAGAAGACTTCCATAAAGTGGTAGTTGCGGGATTAGAAGATGCAAAGGAAGCAGCCTCTGATTTTGCTCTGTCCCTAGCACCTTTAGTAACTAAGGGTCTTGGTAACAAGCTGTTAGTAGATACCCAAGAGTACTACGCCGCTGTAGCTACGTACAGTCAGGTTGTTCAGAGTTACAACGATAAAGAAGTAAAAACAGACAAAGATAAAGCACTGCTTAGATCAGCCTCAATAGGTATGGGAAAAGCCATGCTACAGCTACTAAAAGAGCAGAAGGCTGTTGAGGATGCTATAGCTGAAACCGGTCTGTTAATAAATGGTAGAGGCGCAGCAAGAGAGAAAATCCTTGCTAAGCAACATGAAGCACAAAAAATTTATTACGACAAACAGAGAACGATAGCAAAAAGTAGGGAAGGCATAACGGAAGCTGAGAAAGAATCCTTGGACCTGTTATATGACCAGCAAATAATAGCTGCTAATTTAGCTGAGGCTGAGAGAATAAGACTGAAAGCAGTTACTGAGTACGCTGCTGCGTTAAAGTCAGTAACTGCTGAATTAGCGAAACAAGCGGCTATAACTGAGAGTAGAAAAATCCCTGGTATGGTTAGTACTAATGATCGAAAGGGACGTCTTGAAACTACTGTATACAATAATGCAGGACAAGCTACAGTAATGCAGGCTAAAGCATTAGCGAAGATTAATGAAGACGCTGCTCTTAACGTTCTTGCTACTCAGAGACAAGGCCTAGAGCTTGCCCATACTACGGCTGAAAATAACCTAGCTTTGGCTCAGAATACTCTCAATTCCTATAGGGAAGAAGATGGTAGTTTCAAAGCAGATACTAATGCAGAAACTTTAAACGCTGCTAAGTTAGCAGTAACAAACGCGGAAACTAATGTTGTTACAGCAGAAAATAGTTTAGTTACCCATGATGCTATAACCACTCCTAACGCTGAAAGAGACGCAGAGTTAGCGCGGATCAAATCTGTTAGTGATGCCTCCCTCGCCTCCCTTGCTAGACAGCAAGCAGCACGCGATGTGAATACTGCTAAAACACTACGCGATACGGATCTGGCTAGTCAAGCAGCTCTAGCCGCTGTAGCTGCAGAAAGAGATGCACATGATAGGTACTGGGCTACTCAAGGCACTAACAACTCTGAACAGCGTATCGTTGAAGAAGATAGGCTGAGAAGAAAGGAAATCGTTGCTGCTTTTACTGCCGAAGAAAACTCTTTACTAGTACAACAGGCAGCTGTGAGAGCACAAATTGCAGCCCTAGAGACTGGTATAGCTAACAAAGACATTAACCCAGAAGGTAAAGCTGCTCTTGAAGCTGCCCTGGCTAAGGCTCAGAGCGAGCTACAAGTACTGAAACAAGAACGTGCAGCCGGTGTAGTTGCTGAGTATAGTAAACAGGAAGGCGTAAATGCTGACTCTAGACAAGCTCAGATAGATCACCCTGCGTCAGTTTCAATGGCATGGAAGCACGCTTCTCAGGAAATAGGTAAGAACCTTAAGTCCATCGAAGAAACTTTCGCTGACGGACTTATTGCAGGTTCTAATAAGTTTGCTGATAGCTTTGTAGACTTGATAGCTGCTGGTGACCTAACTGCAGAATCCTTCGGACGAATGACTGCTAGTATCTTGGCAGATATGGCTAAGATGATAGCTAAGATGTATATCATGAAGGCAATCCAAATAGGTATGGGCAGCTGGGGCGGCCCTAGTGGTAGTGTTGGTTCTGCTGCTTCAGATATGGGTGCTGGTGGTCATGGTACTGGTTCGGGTAGCATGATGGGTATGGCGCGAGGTGGTGTAGTAAATAGACCTACTCGCGTACTTTTTGGGGAAGCAGGAGCAGAAGCTTTTGTACCTTTACCAGATGGTAAGAATATCCCTGTAGTTATGAGCCTACCAGAAGGTGGCGGAAACGGCGTTACCAACAACGTTAACGTTAGCGTTAGTGTAGAAAGCTCTGGAAAGACTAGTACCACGAGTACTAGTGACAACTCCGGCGCAGCTAGTACAGGTAAGTTAATTGCTTCTATTGTGCAGCAAGAACTAATGAAACAATCTAGACCTGGTGGTCTACTAAATAGAGGTTAAAGATGGCAGATGTTTTTGAATACATTGGCGCTGGTGGAGTAGACCTGTTTATACCATCTTCTGGGTATTCTAAACAGGCTAATACTAGAGTTAGGGCTATAGAGTTTGGGGACGGTTACGCACAACGTTCCCCAGATGGTATAAATAATACTAAGTATACTTGGGAGCTATCCTTCAATAATAGACGATACGACGTCATAAATGACATTGAAGCGTTTTTTATTGATAAGCAAGGTAGTCGACACTTCTTGTGGACTCCGCCGGATGAATCGGTGGAGTACACAGTAGTTTGTGCGAATTGGAGTAGTAATATTGGCTCTCCACTTCATAAGTCACTTAGTTGTACTTTTGAGCAGGTATTTGTCTAATGGCGCATCCTATACCTCCTTTAGTAGAGACACTTAGTTCTCTTGAACCAACTTCTATGGTCACGCTCTATGAGATTGACTTTAGAAGCTTGGGTCTGTCTCCTGATATTAGCACTACCGTATACGTTGATGTTGGCCCTTCTTTTGGGTCGCAGTTTAATACTCCTATAAACACTCCTATTGATATTCAAATTCCTTCTGTAGGAACTATACTCCTATCCGGTGCGCTTACAGTTACCGGAGGCGTAGTAACTCGGAAGTTTAGTGATACAGTAACATTAACACCAAACCCTGGATACTCGGGCCAAGTGGCTATTACTGTACTAAGTTCTGAGGCTATAATATTTTTTCATAGTGGGCTTAATGCTCTAAACTCTTCCGTGGTATGGCAAGGTAATAAATATCAACCCCTCCCGATACTTGCGGACGGTTTCGAATCAAATCCTAGTGGACAACTACCTAGACCTAGATTAGTAGTCGCCAACGTTATGAGTATAATTAGTACTTATATAGAATTATTTGACGACTTGTTGGGTGCACAGGTTACACGCAGAAGAACTTTTGCTAAGTATTTAGACCCTATAAACTTTGAGGGTGGGGTAAACCCTTATGCAAGCCAAACTTCTGAACTACCTCCGGATTTGTATAGAATAAATAGAAAGATGATGGAAACTAAGCTTCAAGTAGAATTCGAACTAGTAGCAGCTTGGGATATCGAAGGCGTACAACTACCGAGAAGACAGGTACTACAAAACTTGTGCTCTTGGGAGTATAGGAGTACAGAATGTGGCTATAGGGAAGAAGGTGGAGTAGCGACCGCCTTAGATATACCAGACCCTCACCGAGAGAACGATAGTTGTGGTAAGCGACTTACAAGTTGTAAGTTAAGATTCCCTACAGGTAGTTTACCCTTCGGCGGGTTCCCAGGAGCGGGAGTATCTAGATGAGTTTTATAAACCCAGCAGTACTACACGCTAGGGCGGAAGCGCCTAAAGAGTCCTGTGGTTTAGTAGTCCAAGTAGGAACTTCTGCTGAGTACGTACCTTGCAATAACATCTCCATGGACCCTGAGAACGAGTTTATACTTGACCCACAGGATTACGTGAAAGCCGAGGACAAAGGCAAAATTTTATCGGTAGTTCACTCCCATAAAGATAATAGCCTGCCTAGCGAGTTTGATGTAAGTTCTTGCAACAGAGGCAGTGTACCTTGGGTAGTATTAAACACCTTAGATGGTACATACACTACTATACAGCCAGTAGACTACACGGACCTCCCATTAGAGGGGCGGCCTTTTGTTTACGGTATTCTCGACTGCTTTACTGTAGTACGAGACTACTATAAACGAGAATTAGACATAGTTTTAAAAGACCCACACAGACCAGAAGACTGGTGGAATGAGCCAGGTATGAATTTGTATGTGGACAGTGCGGAACAATGGGGCTTTCATAGAGTCCAAGAAATTAAAGAACACGATGTAATATTGATGCAGATGGGCTCTAAAGTAGCTAACCATGCAGCCGTCTATATAGGAGACGGACAAATATTGCAACATCTAGATAACAGATTATCTAGGGTGGACCTATACGGAGGTTTTTGGGTGAAGTGCACACACAGTATTTGGAGGCACAATGGCAGAAATTAGACTATATGGACACTTAAGAGATAGTTTTACCGATAAAGTAACATTGCTAGTGTCCAGCTTTCCAGAAGTAATACGAGCACTGAGTATGAACTTTCCTACCTTTAGCTCTGAGATGGAAAAAGATAACAGACAGTACAAGATATTTATAGATAACTCGCAACTATCTGCAGATAATCTCAGTTTATCGCCTATAGGTGATAACTCAGTAATTAAAATCGTACCAGTACTGGAAGGGGCCGGAGAAGGTAAGGACCCTATGGCTATGATACTTATAGGGGCAATGATAATTGCTACTGGAGGATTCGGCCTAGTAACACTGGCAGGGGGAGCAACAACAGGACTTGCCGCTTTCGGAGCTAATATGGCGATGGGTATAGGTTACTCTCTTATTGCTGGAGGTATTGCATCCTTAATGCAAGAAGGACCAGCGGAAGAGGTAGACCCCAATAGTTCCACTATAATAGGCCCCGTTAATACTACGGCACAAGGTGCTGCCATTCCTATAGGGTACGGAAGAATGAGGATCGGTAGTGCGGTAATTTCCGCAGCTATAGATATAGATCAGGGCTTAAAAGCTACCATAGGTACTGTAGCGGGAACTTTACATGTTCCACCTGTTGATGAAACTGATGAAACTTAATAATAGAGAGTAAATAAATGTCTAAACCAATAATTGGTAGAGGTGGTGGTGGTAAAGGCGGAGGCGGTGGTTCTGAGTCCCCTAATACCCTAAAGTCTCAATCCTACGCTAACATAATAGACTTACTCTGCGAAGGCCCGATAGAAGGGTTTTACCATGGTGCAGGTGAAGGAGAGCAGGATATATACTTAGACGGCGTCCCTCTCAAGAGGCCTGACGGCACCTACAACTTCAGCAACTACGCTTATGAAATGCGGTCTGGTACTCAGGACCAAGATCATCTAAATGACTTTCCTATTGCAGTACCAAATATCGTCAATAAGATAACGTCATATGATACTCCAGCTACTACTACTATCTACAATACTGAGGTTGCTGATGCTTTTAAAGTCATAGTAAGTGTAGACTCTTTGCATGAGTCTGACAAGGAATCTGGTGACCTATACGGCCACTATGTAAACTACAGTATATCTTTAAGCATAAACAATATAGATTTCATAACGCGAGTTAAGGATAGTATTGTAGGCAAAACGATGTCTGCGTATGAAAAAGCTGTAACTATTGACATTCCGAGTGATTGGCAAGGTAAGCCTATTTATGTACTCCTCGAGAGACTCAGCCCTGATGACATAAAATCAGCAGAGACTAAGGGTGATATAAATCAAAGCAGTCTTCTTAGACTTAAAACCGTTACTACGCTAACGTATGATAAACTAACTTACCCTAACTCAGCTCTTGTTGCGCTCAATATAAACTCTGAGTACTTTTCCAGTGTGCCAACTAGATCGTACGACCTGAAACTTATGCAGGTTCTGGTTCCGGCACCACCATTTTACAACCCAGAGACTAGAGAATACAATATTTCTGGTGGGATGCACTGGGATGGAAGCACTGTACTAGCTTGGTCAGATAACCCAGCATGGTGCTTCTATGACCTATTAACAAACTCTAGGTACGGGCTGGGTAAGTACTTAAAGCCTCAT